ATGCGGGGAAGTTCAAGGTCGGAGACGATCTAACGCCGTGGTCGAGTCTTCCGTACTACTCCGGCGACGGAGGTGGCGGCGGTTCCGCCGTGGGCGCCGTGCCGATCGGCGGCATCATCATGTGGAGCGGAGCGATCGCAGCGATCCCCTCACCGTTCGCGCTCTGTGACGGCACTGCAAACGCACCGGGTCCAGACTTGCGCGACAAGTTCGTGGTTGGCGCGACGCAGGACGCGGCGGGCGTGGCCAAGACAAATATCGAAGGCACGCTGAAGGTCACGGGCGGTGTCACCGGCCATTCACATTCGTCGCACGGCGATTTGGTTCACGTCGGGATGACGATCAGCGACCACACCGGGCTAACCCACTCGCTCGCCATTGCGGACCATCCTGACCTGACGCACGCGGCGCTTTCGCACGCCGCCATGACGATCACGCAGCCGCCCGGGGTCGTCCCGACCTTCACGGGGAGCCATGCTGCCGCTGGCAATGTCTCCGTTCCAAGCCTTGCGGTCGCTGCCGCGACGGGCTCGCGGCCGAGTCTGGGCGTGGCGGCCACAACGGGCTCGCGGCCGAGCCTCCCTGTTGCTGCCGTGACAGGCTCTCGGCCTTCCCTTGCGGTCGCGAGCGGAGCGGACGTCTCGATGCCGTCGCAGGCCATTGCCTCGGGAGTGGACATCTCCGCGCCGTCGCTCACGCTCGCCTCGAACGCGGCGATCTCCGTCCCCTCACAGGCCATCGGATCCGGCGTCGACGTGTCGATGCCCAGCGCGTCGTTCGCCTCGAACGCCGCTATCTCCGTTCCCTCACAGGCGATCGCATCCGGCGCCGACGTCTCGGTGCCCAGTGGTTCGATCGCCTCGAACGCTGCGCACTCCGCGCCGGCTCAGACGATAACGCCGCCGAGTTCACTGGTGTCGGTCCAGACCGGCACTGCGTCGCGTATCACGATCGTCGGCCTCCAGCCGACATCGGCGGCTCCGACGATTGCGGTGGCATCGGCGGCGAACCTCTCGGCCCCGAGCGCGTCGGTCGCAGCGGCAACAGCGTCACGGCCGTCCTTGCCCGTCGCGTCGCTCGCGAATGCTTCTGGACCTTCCGGCTCGATCGCGGCCCACACGGCGTCGCGTCCGAGCCTCGCCGTTGCGGCCGTGACGGGATCGCGGCCGTCCGTCCCGATCGCGTCGGGTGTCGATATCTCGGTGCCGTCGCAGGCGATCGCGTCAGGTGCTGACGTTTCCATTCCTTCACAGGCCGTTGCGAGCGGCGTGGACGTCTCAGTCCCGTCGCAGGCGATCGCGTCGCTGGCCAACGCGTCGGCGCCGTCCGGCTCACACTCGCACGCCTCGAGCAATATCGCGATCCCCGACATCAGCTTCCCGTCGCTCTCTCACCAAGACATTGGGACGCATGTCGGAACGGACTACGGCGTTCACGTCATTACGCAGCCAGCGGACCACGGAGTCGCGGGAACGCTCGTTCACAGTTTTACCGAGCCAAGCGACCACTCGATTTCGGCGCACGATACGGTCCTGTCTCTCCCGAACTACTACGCGCTCGCCTTTATCCAGCGCATGGCCGCATGAAACCTCCGAAGATCGTTCAGCTCCAAGCGTGCACGACGAAAGAGGGCCACGTTCTCTATGGCCTCGATGAGGCCGGCCGATCGTGGGTCTACGATGGCGCGACGCGATCGTGGATCGCCCTGGGCACCGACTTCCTCGAGCCGCGCGCCGCGGTCGCGCAGGGGAGCTCGCATGCCCAATAACCGCGGGCGGGTCCTGGTCGCATGCCCGACGTATGCTGGGAAAGAGTACGCACTCGAACCCTGGCTGGCCGCGTTCCGTGCGTTGACGTATCAGCCGCGCGTCGCCTATCAGGTCGACAATACTCGCGTCTCGCAGGGCTACTTCAAGCGCCTGCAGGAATCAGGCATCGACTGCACGCACCTGACGCCGTGGCCCGATTGGGACCGGACGTTTCTCCGGTCGTGGGAGCTCATCCTCGAGCGCGCGAAGGATCGCGACTGCTACTGGGTATTTAGCGTGGAAGCCGACAACGTGCCCGCGCCCGAATCGCTCGACGTGATGATCAACATCGCTCTGATGGGAAACCTGCATCTGGTCACGCATTGTTATCCCGTGCACGCTACGGCAGCGCAGGCGAGCGGGGTCCCCGAGGATTCGTTCTTCTATTCAGAACTCGGCTGCATGCTCATGACGCGCAGTCTGCTGCAACGCGCGCTCGACGAGTTTGAGGAGTACGGTCATATCGTGCCGGCGATCTTCGGAACCGAGCAACGCTACAAAGGCGGCTATGCGAAGTTGATGAACCGCTTTCAGGTCGGCCACCTGGACGGCTACGAGATGTCGTTTGCCAACCTGGGGCCGAGTGAGATGCCCGGTCTGATCTACCCAGTGGAGAAAATGCCCGAGAACATGGGCACGATCTTGCCGCCATCGTTGCGGAATGAGGCGTCAGCGTGACTGCGACACTTATGGGGTGGGCGCCATCGACTGACACCGTTCGTGAGAAGATCGAGAAATACGGGTTGCGGCTCGACATTGGCCCTGGCGCGCACCCGCGAGATACGGAACGGTTCGTCAGCGTTGACAAGTATGAGGACGGCGGCCTCTCGGTCGGGATGCCGCCCGACGTCATCGCCGATATGGGCGATCTGCCGTTCGATGACGGTAGCGTGAAGGAAATCTGGTGCTCGCACACGCTCGAGCATGTGCCGGGCGGTCGCGTCGCTGGCGTGCTGGCGGAATGGCAGCGAGTGCTCGAACCGGGCGCGCGAGTCATCATTCAAGTCCCGAACTTCGACTACGTCGCTCGCTATTGGCTGACGGGGCCGGACCGGAACTGGGCCGAGATGATGGTATTCGGCGAGCAGCGGTACGGCGAGGGCGACTTCCATCGCTCCGCCTTCACGCCGTCAACGCTTCGTGCGGATTGCGAGGCGGCAGGATTCAAGGTGCTTCGTGTCGAGCTGCGATGGACGCATAGCCAGGAAACCGTGCAAGCGGTCTGCCAGAAACCGTCCGAATAGACACTAGACAACCCACTGCATTACCCGGCGCTCCGCTCATCGGCGGGGCGTTTCTCTTTCCCCTCATTCCGAGAATCCTCACATGGCTTCGATCGCTGGCCGGAAATGCAAAGTGTATTGGTCGACCGACGGCGGCACGACCTTCGTGCAGATCCTCGGGATCGACACGATCGCTGCGGACACGCAGGCCGCGCCAATCAACGACGATGAGTTCGGCGACGAGTGGGAGCAGTTCATCTCGGGCATTCTTTCCAACCCGATCAAGCTCTCGGGCGGCCTTCGGCCGGCGGACAGCACGGGCCAGGCGGCGATTCGCGCGGCACTGGTCTCGGGCGCGTTCCAGGACTTCAAGGTCCTCTATGACGGCACGACCTACGGATTCAAGCAACAGGTCGTCGTCACGAAGTTCTCGTCGAACACCGTCACGAAGGATCGGACGACGGTCGCGATCGAGCTCCAGAGCAACGGCGCGCCGACGTTCCTGCCGTAAGCCAGGGCCTCCACCCCAACTCTGGACTAGGCCATGTCCTCGATTGCTGGTCGCCTCGCCCTCGTGAAAATGGGCGGGGCGACGACGTCGTTCACGGACGAAGCGGTGACGGTCCTGACGACGAACCAGATCTATCAGATCGCGAACGCGGCGAAGCAGGTCTGGGATCCGACGGCCACGATCACGGTGAAGGCCGCCGGCGTCGCGGTCGATCCCGTCGCGGATCCGTACGCGATCAACCGCCTCACCGGCACAGTCACCTTCACGAACGTCTCGGCGCGCGGTACGGTGACTGTCTCGGGCCACTACCTCCCGCTGACGACGATCGCCAAGTCGCACACGGTGAGCGTCGACCTGCAGGCGCCGCCGCTCGACGACACGACGTTCGACTCGAACGGCTGGGAAGAGTGCGTCCCGGGGATGAAGGCCGCGGCGCTCTCCCTGGGCCGCAACCTGGAGATCGTCTCGACGCCGCTGCTTCGCGCCGCCCTGACCGCCGGCACGCCGCTGGTGATCGAGGTCCTCTACAACCGGAACGATGCGACGACGGCCATCCTCATGTGGGGACTGCCGACCAAGCAGTCGGCGAACGCGAACATCAAGCAACTGATCACCGACGGCATCGACTTCGTCGGCTACCCCGACGCCGATATGCGCGTCGTTTCGATCGCGTAACCCTCACCATCGAACGATCTCATGAGCGCACTCCGCGACAAGATTCTGAACGCGCAGGACATCAAGAAGGAAACCGTCCACGTCGACGAGTGGGACGCGGATCTCATCGTCCGCGGCCTCACCGGGAAGGAGCGCGCCGACATCATCGACAAGGCGACGGTGAAGGAGACGAACGACAGGGGTGAAGTGATCAACTCGTCCGTCGACCAACTCGTCCTCTTGCCGCTGCTCATCATCGCCACGACCACGGACCCGGCCGACGGCTCGCCGGTCTTCGGCGACGCCGATCGCGATGCGCTCAACGACAAGTCGTCCAGTGCCATCGACAAGGTCTCGGCCGTGTCGCTGCGTCTCTCCGGCATGACGAAGCAGGAAGGGGACGCGATCGCAAAAAACTCCGCCGCGACGGCTTCCGCCGCTTCTGCTTCCGCCTAGCGCAGGATCTCGGTCGAACCGTCGCAGAGCTGCAGAACTCGATCAGTGCCTATGAGCTCCACGAGTGGGCGGCGTTTTACACGATCGAAGCCGAGGACGAGAAGCTCGCGCTCGAGGATGCGAAGCGCAGTAGCGGTGGCGGCGGCGTGGACCCCGGCGATGACGAGGTCGAGTAGCTGATGGCCGGGACGTCCTCTTCGCTGGTCGTGAAGATCAGCGCCGACATCAACGACTTCCTCAAGCAGCTCGACGGCATGACGAAGGGCGTTGACAAGGCGGCGGAACGTGTCGCGGCGCTGGGCGAGAAGCTCACGATCGGCCTCACGCTCCCGCTCGCCGCCGCGGCAACGGCAATGGCGAAATTCGCCGCCGACTCGGAAGACACGTCCGCGCGATTCGAGCGCACGTTCGGTTCGGCCGCGGATTCCGTGAAGGCATCTATCGAGTCGATGAAGAAAGTCGTCCCCGAGACGACCGACGAGCTCGAAAAGCTCGCGACGCAGACCGACTTGATGTTGCAGGGTATGGAGGTCGCACCGGACAAAGCAGTGGCGATGTCCCAGGCGATGCTCAAGCTCGCGGCCGACATGGCGGCCGTCACGCACATCCCGATCAGCGAAGCACTGGAGAAGCTCGACAGTGGTCTCGCTGGTCGCTCGCGCGGCCTGATCGAGTTCGGGCTTGGATTCACCAAGCTGGAACTGCAGCAGGAAGCGTATCGCCAGAACCTGCTGCACGTCGGCAGCGCGCTGACGGAAGCGGGGACCGCCCAGGCGTCGTTCAACCTGATCATGCAGAGGGCCGGGCTGATTCAGGGCGAGGCGGCCCGGACGGCGGACGAGAGTCGCAACTCCTGGCAGTTCCTCTCGCGCGACCTCAAGGAGCTCGGCGTCAGCATCGGGACGATCATCCTGCCGGCGTTCGTCAGCATCGTCGACCGGGCAAAAGACTTCGTGAACTGGATCAATAACCTGTCCACTGGGACGAAGCGCTTTCTCGTCGACCTCGCGACATTCCTCGGCGTCGTCGGTCCCGTCGTCCTCGGGCTAACGAAGATCACGCAGGCGCTCTTCGCGATGCAGTCGGCGCTCAAGCTCATGAGCGGCGCGTCGGGGC